ATCACTCATATCATCACCTTTCCTTTAGTTAATTTATATATTTCTTTCCCAGCTGCTATTTTATTGAACTTTTTATTTTGATCTATTTTAGGATGATAAATATAAAATTCTAAATTTCCATTTTTATTAACAGCCTTAACTTTACATGAACTTGTTAAAAACATTAAAAATGATTCATTATTTGAATTTGTTACAATTCCAGATAATTTATTCAAAAATTTTGCTATTTCTGCTATTGATATTTTTTTTTCCATTGTTTCCTCCAATTATTTTGTAAAATCTTTTATAAGTTTTTTTTCATAATCTATTTTTACTTCTCATCGTTTTTATATTTTTGTTTAGTCTTGTCATAGAGTAGAATTTTAAAAGTTTCACAGCCAGATATTTCTTTTATGTCTTTTTCAATTTTAGCTCTAGACACATTACTAGGATAAGTTTTTGTATCTTTTCTAAGTTCTCCTACAGTAACCTTGGATCCATTTCTTTTAAAAATTGGGCAATAACTTAAAGTTATAATTGATTTTTTTTCTAAATTTACTGAATCAAGAAAGAAAAAATAAGTATTAGTTTCATATTTTGCAATTTTATTAATTTCCATATTTACCCCCATAATTATATTCAAGAGGATTAGGAGGTATAACCTCATGATGTCCTTCTAAATCTAATCTAGTTAAATCAAAAATTAATTTCCCATAATTCCAGACTTCCTCATATTGATATGGATTTATATTTAATCTTTTACATAGCTTACAAATATAGTTCCATTCTTCTATAGACATTCTCATTTTTATAACTTTACTCACTCTATCAACTCCTTATTTTCCTTTAAAAATTTAATTAATTTATTTTTATATTCGTCTATAATCTCAACTGGTAAATCTGTTGTATCTTTAAGAAAATTTTTAATTTTTTCTTCAGCTGGATAAGGAGAAGCTATCCAGTAGTTACAAAGTTTCTTTGCTTTATTTTTCAGTTGTTCAATTGGAATTATTTTTTCACTAGTTTCAGTAAAAGACCATTCATTTTTTAAAGCTTTGTAAAGAATAGCATTAAAATCTTTTCCTTTTCCAATAGTAATTTCTCTTTCTGTAAGTGAATAGATTCTTTTAAATTCATCTTCAGTAAGATTAGGAATAAATCTTTTTATATTGCTTATAGTTGCTGCATTTAAAAGGGGATATTCTTTTATTATTAAAAATTCATATATGCTACTACTACTTTTTTCTTTTTTAGTAGTAGTAGTATTTGTTATATTAGTATTTGTATAGTCTTTAGTTTGTTGTTCAGGATTTGCCGTTAACGGTTCACCAGTTACTGGTTTTACCGTTACGGTTTTTTCAGTCAACGGTGAAGTTATCTCTTTTTCTATAACTTCTTCAAAAAGATAATCTTTTTCATCAGATATAAATAAAATATTTCTTGAAAATTTTCCAGAAGTTCTACTTTGAGATTTATACATATATCCAGCTTTAATCAACTCTTGAATAATTTTATTAACTTTATCTCTTCCTATACTTCCTTCTGCCATCAAAGCTGATATATTTATCTCCCAATCTTCAGGTCTTGAAAGAAGAGAAGCTCCTAAGCCTCTAGCTTCAAAAGAAATAGAATCATCTTGTAAGAAGTCATTTGAAATTCTTGTATAATTATTTTTTACTTTCTTTTTTAAAATACTTTTATCAAAATAACTCATATTTGACCTCTCTTTTTAAATTTTTAAAGCTGCTATCTGTTTTTTTACTTCTTCATCAGTTCCAATAAAAATATGGGTTATACCACCAACAATAACTGAAAGCATAAATAAATTTATATGTTCAAGATATATTTGTCTCATAAATAAAAAACCTCCTTAAAATTTATTTGAAAATTTAGGGAGACCATGATATACTCTACTTGCTTATGGTAGGTGGATCTTTGGTCTGCCTTTTTTATTTTTTTCAATCACTTCTTCTACTTCAATAACAGTAGTAACAAATGTTTTTGAACATACTGGGCATTTGTAATATCTTCTTTTTGTTTTTATCTTTGTTTTTGTACAGTATGGAGTTAATTTAATATCACATTCAGGGCAGTAAATCATTTGTTTTATTCCTTTTCTTTTCAAGACTCTCAAGAATAAGTTTAGCTTCCACTTCTGAATTTTCTATTCTAAGATTTTCTCTACATTTAGCAGCATAACTTATAAGGAAGTTTCTGAGATTATCATCCATGGATTCATATTTCAGTTCTGCTTCTTTGACATATTTAATACTTTTCTTAAATTTCTCAGTAAAAGATTGCATATTTTTATGAAGAGTTCTTATTTCTTCTTTCAGTATTTCAATATCTGATAAAGTTACAAGCTTTTCAACTTTACTTATAAAATTTATTTGCATATCATCATTCCATTTCAAAAGATTAAACATTTTATTTCTTCTTTTATCATCTAGTGAATCTATAACCTCAGCATTTCTTAAACATTCCTCAAAAGTCATTACATGAGATTGAAGATTCATACTTCTTTCCAATTCAGAAGATACAGCACTGCAATTTTTCATATTAATAATTCCCCCTCTTTATAAAAATACAAATATTAAAATTTACTTTATTCTATAATCGGATAGAATATTTTTAATTTTTACTATTGTGTCATCATCATTTTTATCAAGTTTTCTATAGAGAGTTCTTCTAGAAATATTTAATTCTTCAGCAAGCCATCCCATTGTTTTATTGATATCTATTAGATTTTTTCTTATTTCATTTTTATTCATAAAATCTCCCTCCAATTTTGATTGATAAATATTTATTTATTTTTTAAAGCGATAGAAATTTCCAAAACTTCTAATAAAGAAAAAAGTTTTTTTGTTGTAATACTTTTTCCTTGTTTTAAATTTTTTAAAGTTAAATTAATATCAGAACTATTAACTTCTAATTTTCTAGCAATTTCAGATTGAGATATCTTTTTATCAGATATTGCTTGCTCAAGCATAAAATATAATTTTTTATTTTCTTCCATTTATTCTCCTATTTTTGTTAAATGAATATTTAGCATGACACATTTATATCATTTTTTTACATTTGTGTCAAATAAATATTTAGCGAATTTCAATAAAATGTTTAATAATTACTTAACAAACTATTTAAAATACAATATAATCAATATTAGGAGGGATTATGAAATATTATAACTTTATAAAAGATAAAAGAAAAATTTTAGGTTATTCAACTAGAGAACTAGGTGAGAAAGTTGGAGTATCTGGTTCTTATATTTCAATGATTGAGAATGATAAAATATCAAATCCTCCATCAGAAGAAGTATTGAGAAAATTATGCATAGAATTAAAATTTACAGATGAAGAAATTAAAAAATTCTATGAATTACTTGATACTGATTTATTACCTGAAAGGGTTATAAAACAAATAAAAGAACTAAAAAAAGAAATTTCTAATCATAAAAAGAAAATTTCTCCACTTGAATATGAATTACATAAAGAATTTGAAGGTTTAAATGATGAACAAAAAGAAAAAGTTTTAAAATTCATTAGAGAATTTATAAAATAGAAAATAAACCTTAATAATACTAAAATAAATATGAGAAAAGAAAGATAATTATATTTGGGAGTGAGTAATGCAAAACGTATTAAATATTTTAGAATTATATGAAAGAAAAATACCAACAGAAAAAATATTACCAATAAAACAAAATTTTAGTTTTTTAAAGGCATACCATGGATGTAAAATTTATGAAAATGGAAATCAATTGAAAGAAGGATTAATACCTTTAAATAAAAATTATTTAATAAAACAAGTTCAGTATATTCTTAGACAAAATAATATAAAATTTGAAGAAAAAATATTAGAAGAAGCTTTAGAAACGCGTGAAGGAAAAATATATTTTTGTTTAACTTCAACAGAATTATTAAAGTATGCTAATCATTATTTAATATATGGTAGTGAAAGTGTGTTTGAAGTTCTTTCAAAACTCATTAATAACTCAGAAGAATTAAAAAAAATTTTGAAAGATGTAGGAATTCCAACTTATTTAGAATGTGATATTCCTATTGAATTAATAGATAACAGTGTTATAGAAGAAATAGAAACTCTTATACAAAATAATTATGATGATTTAGAATGGTTTGGATTTTCTATCAAAAAACCACTTTTACCTAAGCATATAAAAAAAGTAAATTATCCTCAAAAATTATATAGTGTTATAGACAATAAAATGTTTTATTTTTAAATATGATTTATTGAAAGAAGAAATAAAAAATATGTCATCTGTTAAAAGAATTATAAGAAAAGATAAATTATTGTTATTATATTCTGATAATTTTTTATATGAACCAATTATAGTTACAGAAAAAGATAATTTTGTTATTTGTGGAAAAGTAATTGAAACATTAAATAAATTATAAAATAAACTCTCTTTAATAGAGAGATTTATTTTAACTTATTATTAAAAAGGATTAAATAATTATTATTTTAATACTGAATAAAAAAATTAAGGGGAGAGTTATGATAACCTATAAAAAAATTAAAGAAACTTAAAGTAGTTGGTATTTATATAGAATAGAAAATTTATAAAATACTAAAAAAAGAAGTAAAGGAGAAGAAATGATTTTTCAAGCACAACCTAAAAAAGTTGGAGATATATTATCTTTAAGTAGAGAATATAGGATTCCAAGATTTCAAAGAGAATATTCTTGGGAAAAAGAAGAGTTATTGCAATTTTGGAAAGATATCCATGAAAATATTTTAAAAGAAAAAGATAAATTAGAATTAAGAGAATATTTCATAGGCTCATTAGTTTTAGTAGGAAATGATCAAAGTGGTGAAAAGTTTGAAATTGTGGATGGGCAGCAAAGATTGACTACAATAACAATAATTTTTTCTGTATTAACTCACATATTTAAAGAATTAGGACAGGATCCCATTTCAGAAAAATGTTATAGTTATGTAGAAGGAATAAATGGAGATGGAGCTCCTTTTTTTAAGCTTGTAAATGAAACTCCCAAACCATTTTTTCAGCGAAAGATTCAGCATAAAATAATATCAGATTCATACAAGGCAAATACAGAAGAAGAAAAAAGATTAGAATATGCTTATAATTTTTTTAGCGAAGAATTAAAAGAAGAAAAATTACAAAATATATTTGGGAAAGAATTCCCTTATACTGAACTTTTAAAAAAAGTAAGAGCACAAGTTGAAGCTTTGAAAATTATATATATAACAGTAGATTCTTTAGATGATGCGTATACAATTTTTGAAACTTTAAATGCTAAAGGAAAAGATTTAGAAGTAATTGATTTAGTAAAAAATAAAATATTTAAAGTACTAGCTAGTCAACATCCAAGTGATGAGGCTAATGATAGCTGGAAAAAAATCAAATTAAATTTAAGAGATAGAGAACAAAATGAAAGTATTTCTAAATTTTTTAGACATTTTTGGTTATCAAAATATGAATTTGTAACTTCTAATAAATTATATAGTTCTTTTTTAAAAAATTTTTCTGAAGCCTCAAAAGATGAATATAAAGATCTAATATCAGAATTAGAGAAGGAATCTCAAAATTATTTAAAAATATTAAAGCCTGTAAAGGATGATTGGAAGCAACAAGAAGAAAAAGAAATTTTAGATAGCTTAATTGCATTAAGAATTTTTAGAGTTGAACAAGTCCGAACTTTAATTTTGGCTATATTTAATCTAAGAGAAAATAAAAAAATAGATTTGTCAACAATGAAAAATGTTTTAAGATTGGTAGAGAAATTTCATTTTATTTTTACTGCTATATGTTCTTCAAGCGCTTCTGGATTAGAAGCTAAATATTCTTATATAGCCAGAAAATTAAGAACTTCTAAGAGCAAAATTGAAATAAAGACAATTTTGGAAGAATTAAAACTTTATTATATAAACAAATGTCCTGATGAAAAAGTTTTTTTTATAAATTTTAAAGAAATCCAATATACAAGTAAAAATACAAAACAAAAAAAATTAATTCAATATATTTTAAGTATGTTTGAAAGAAAATTAATAACAACAGATGAAATTGATGTTTTAAACTTATCATTAGAACATGTTGCTTCTGAAAGTAAAAAAATAGAAAATTTTGATAAAATTGGAAATCTTTTGCCACTTTCACAAAAGCTTAATGTAGTTATTGCAGATAAAGAATTTTCTGAAAAAATTAAAGAATTAAAAAAATCAGAATTAAAAATAGTACAAGAATTTGTTAAAGAATATTCAACACAGAAATCATGGAAAACTGAAGATATTGATAAACGAACTGGGAAATTAGCAAAAATTGCTTATAATGATATTTGGAATTTTAAATAAAAA